TATCGCTGGAAATATTAATGCTTCGTCAATCGGTCATCACTATGTTGTGATCTTAAAGGCTGCTGCAGGCGGTAGTCCAACGCCAAGCATATCAAGCATATCTACGCCGATAGTCACTAACACACAATCCACGATTACCGGCACTGACTTTGAAGCAACTCAAGGCACTGGCGCGGTTACTGTCGGCGGTGAGGATGTTACAGAGTCATTATGGTCTGATACGTCCGTTCAATACACTTTAGATATTGAATCGTCAGTCCTTAAATATGGCTCTCATGTTGTCGAGTTAACCAATAATTCCGGCAACAGCGACACTATAGCGCAAGTCACCAATCCAATCTCCACACATAGTTACGTGAATATTGGCACACCAGCAACATCAGGCGATAGGATAACGGCGGCGGGTGACTTAGCAACAAGCGACCAGGTGAGATATGAAAACATCTTATATGACGGCGCAACACCCACAGCTTATGGGGTGTCGGTTGCTGATACTGGTGTTTTCACTATCTCAGGCAGTCCGCCAGACGGAACTTATACCTTTGAGGTCCGAGTCAATGACGGCACTGGATGGGGAGCGGCTGCAGATCAAACAGTCGTTATTAATACTTCTGGAGGAGGGCAATTATAAGGTAGTTCTTCAGGAATTTCAAAAGCGGTTAAATCTGGTATAATCAAAGCAATCAATCCAGCTATAAACAGGTGACATATGGCTTTACTACTTACTAGCGCGAATAAATCAGACGCAGAATCTAACCAAGCATTGACAGCAGATGTGTACGTCAATGTTGGTGGAAACTTTGCTAAAGATGCTCAAGTCAAATTCAGGTTAGAATCTGATGGCGCCCAAGGGTATGAATGGACAACGAAGGCTGATTATTTTAAAATTGAGGCCAAAACAGGGCACACTCTTTACGCAAAGGTTATCGGTGGAGACACAAGCAATACATCAATTAACGTAAGTGTGCTATAATTCCCCAGTCAACAACCTAATGGACTGACAGATGGAATCCAAAGAACCCAAAAAAAGAATATTCAATAAAATCATAGACAACGCCCCACGTATGCTATGGGTTCTTCTTGCATTTATCTGCCTTATACCCCTATCAATATCATTCTCTCTTAATATGGCCCACATACGCGCTGAGGACTATATAAACGGCATGTTAAAGATAGAGCTAATGAAAGCAGAGAAAGATATCTTAGCCAACCAAGACATAAGAAAAGAAATTAATCGCCTTAAAGATACGCAGAGACTATTAATTGAAGAGATTGATAGTTTAAAACTAAACTCACATCCACCAGGAGGGCAGTAATGCCAGGCCCAAGACGAGGCGACAGAGCCAGAAAGAACAAGAAAACCAGAAACAAACGCAAGAAGTGAACAACCTAAAAGGAATCACAAATGACTCCGGCTATACAAGCAATGCAAGACCTAGAGCAAAGAATGCACAAGAAGTACGGCGATAAACCAATGAGCAAGTACGTCAAGCAAGACTTATTAAGCGTGATTAAGGTCACTAACGAACTATTAGACGAAACAGCAACTAATCTATTTATTGCTGAGAGAAGATTGGAAGAGGCTAATCTATGAAGTTATTTGCTGCAGTTATATTAACATTGGCATGTTTGTTTGCCTGGGTTGACGCGACGGCGTTCGATAAAGGGTCATTAAGTGTAGCGATTGGGGTGATATGGACTCTTAGCTTAGGTTGCTTAGTGTTTCTTTTTGTTGGTAGGCCTAAGATAGAGAAGTTACCCGATGCCTAAAGGACGCCCAACCAAATACAACCAAAATATATTAGATAAAGCTAATAAATATCTAGATAACTACGATGAGTATGGTCACATCATGCCCAGTGTTGTGGGGCTTGCTGACGTTTTAAAGGTAACAGCAAAGACGCTTTATAACTGGTCTGAGAGGGAAGAAAACAAAGAATTTTTACATATATTAGAAAGATTGAATCAAAGGCAACACATTAAATTGATTAATGGTGGGCTCTCTGGAGACCTTAACACGCAGATAACAAAGCTAGTCTTAGGTAAGCATGGATACCACGAAAAGCAAGAGAGGGAGCTTACAGGGCCACAGGGAGGACCAATACAAGTTACAGAGGTAGAGTGGGATATTCAGCCAGTTAAGCCAATTGACGAAGTAGATGAAGAGAACTCTTAAAGTAAACTATAAGCTTCTTCCCTTTCTAACTGTGCCTCAACCCATCAAAGTTGCAATAGGTGGCCGAGGTAGTGGTAAGTCTATCGGTGTAGGAGATATGGCCACTTTCAAGATGGATACTGAAGCGGCTGATATTTATTGTCTACGGGAGTTTCAGGACTCTATTAACGATTCTGTTCATAAGGTAATCAAAGGCAGCATCAACAAACGCCTAATGCTCGAAGGCTGGACTATCCAAGAGAATAAAATAATTGCCCCTAACGGCGCAGTTACTACCTATAAGGGGGCCAACCGTAATCCAGATGCCATGCAATCAGCACAAGATTACAAGTATTCATGGTTTGAAGAAGCGCACAGAGCAAGTGAGGCTAGTCTTGATAAGCTCTTGCCAACGATACTAAGAAACCCAGGCGCACAATGTTGGTTTACTGCCAACCCGCAATCAAGCGCTGATCCATTTAGTAAACGATTTATCACTCCTTATCTAGCTGAATTGCAGAAGTCTGGCTTATATCAGGATGAGCTGCATTATATCGTCGTAGTGAATTGGCGAGATAATCCTTGGTGGAATGATGAGCAAGAAGCATTAAGGTCATGGGATTATGAGCACCTATCAAGAGCTAAGTATAACTGGATATGGGAAGGTCAACTCAATGACACAGTGGAGAACGCAATCATCATGGATGAATGGTTTGAGGCCGCTATCGACGCCCACAAGAAACAACATCTTAAGAAAGTGTTCGAACCTAAAGGGGCTAAAGTCGTGGGTTATGATCCATTTGATGATGGTGCAGACTCAGCAGGCTACACGTTAAGGCATGGCTCGATATTCCTTAAAGTTAAAGAAAAGGATAGTGGTGAAATAGATGAATGTACGGACTGGGCGACAGGAATGGCTATCAATGATAAGGCGGACTGGTTTGTTTGGGATGGTGATGGCATGGGCGCGGGGCTTAAGAGGCAAGTGTCAGACGCCTTTCATGGGACTAAAATACAATATCATATGTTTAAAGGAAGTTTGAGTGGTTCAGGTCAGGATAACGCAGATTCAAAGTATATGCCTATGGATGATAAAAAAGACAAGCCAGAGACATTTGCTGAAACCTTCAAGAACAACCGAGCGCAGTATTATATAGACCTGGCTAATCGATTTTACAATACCTATCGTTGCGTTGTTCATGGTGCGTATGTTGATCCAGATCAAATGATTAGTATTGACTCAGACGGTGTAGATAACATAGTCAAACTTAAAGCCGAGACTTGCAGAATACCTCAAAGGCTTAATTCAAACGGATTAATTCAGATTATGAGCAAACAAGAAATGAAAAAGCTTGATATAGATTCGCCAAATATGACGGATTCGGGTATGATGTCATTGTTTAAGCCTATAGCTAAAAAGGTTTGGACACCTATAAACTATTCTAATGCGGGCATTGTTTAATGGCGAGTAGACCACACAAACTCACAGAAGGCGAATATTTAAGCCTCTTAAGAAGCTATGAAGCTGACGCAATCCAAGTTAATGACGACCTCAATGTAGAGAATGAAGAGCTTTTACGCCGGTATAAGGGTGAATTATACGGTGACGAACAGCCAGAAAGGTCTAAAATTGTATCAAATGACGTAGCTGACGTGGTTGAGGCTGATATGCCTAGCCTTGCACGTAACTTCCTAGGTGCAGCCAAGATTGTTATCTTTGAGCCTAACGGCCAAGAACAAGAAGATATCGACGAAGCCAGAGAAAGGACCGAGTACGTAGACTGGATAGTTAGAGGTCAGAAAAATTCATTCCGCATCAATCACGGATTCCTTAAAGATATTCTTATTGAAAAAGTCGGCGCTCTAAAATACATGATTGAAGAGCGCACCGAAAAGAAAACCGTTACCAAAGAAGATATTTCATTTGAAGAACTCGCCAGGGTCCAAGAAGACTTAGATGGTGAAGATGTAGAAAATATTGAAATAGTCGAAAGGTCAGAGATTAGGGAAGGGCAAGACCAAGAAACCGTGGATGTAACCTTTGAGGTGACGAGAATAATTCGAGAAGTTAACCTGATGGGTATTCCTTTAGAGAATCTATTGGTTAGCCCAAATGCAGTGGATGAAGATGAAGCAACATTAGTAGGCGATAGGTCTCGCAAAACAAGAGGTGAGCTTCTTCAGGATGGCTTTACTATTAATCAGGTTGCTCAACTTCCTCGACGAGGCAATACAGAGGAGCGGACCAACTTAAAAGAAATTCGTTTTGATGACGAAGGTGGTATACGAGAAGAGGATTTTGGTGATTGGGCTAACGAAGAGGTAGAGATTAGCGACCTCTATGTTCGTATCGATAAAGACGGTGACGGAGTAGCGGAGCGCAGGCATATTGTAAAATCCGGCGATATCATCTTAGAGGATGAGCCGTTTGACATATTACCCTATGCTATTACTTCAGCAATCTTAATGCCGCACTCGATGGTTGGAAGAAGTCGAGCGGAAATCACGGCTCCCACAGCAGAAGTTAAGACAGCTTTGGTGCGTGGGATATTGGACAATTCTTATGCTCATAACGCCCCTCAGATGGGTGTTAATGAAGCTGTTAACTATGATGACCTTCTAGTTAAACGCCCTAACGGCATCGTTCGAGTAGATGGCGAGGGCAATCCAGGTCAATCGATTTTTCCTATTAACGTTGATTATATCGGTGATAGAGCGCTGCAAGTGGTTCAGTATATGGACCAGTCACGCGCTCAAACCACAGGTACATTGCTGGCTAACCAAGGATTACAAGCCGATCAATTTGAGAAAGAAACCGCTACACGTTTTGAGGGTGTTAAGGATGCGGCACAAGCCAAGATTGAACTCGTAGCCAGGGTAATTGCTGAAACAGCATATCGTAGAGCTTATGAAGGTATAGCTTGGTTAGTGTCTGAATATCAGACTACCGAAACTGAGATATTAGTATTAGGCAAGCCGCTAACTGTCGACCCAACGAAGTGGAAATATCAGCACTCAGCCAGAAGCACAATAGGTTTGGGTGCGGGTGATGGTGAGAGAAGCGGGGAAACGCTAACAGCAATCTATAATTTACAGCAACAGCTGAAGGCTCAGCAATCGCCATTAGTCGATGAGGTTAAAATATACAACACACTTGAAAACCTATTGAAATCTATTGATATTCATAACATCGGTGAATTCTTTAATAATCCTGAACGTCCAGATTAATTAGTTACGGCAGAGAATGAGATGCTTAGAGGCATTGTTCAACAGCTTCAACTTCAAGTGCAACAATTACAAAACCCATTATTACAACCTGAAATCATTAAGGCTCAATCTAAGGCTGAAGCAGACAATAAGAAGGCAGCACTTGATATCGCCAAGCTTCAAGAAGAGCATCGGCAATTCAATATTGAGACAAATCAAGAGCAGTTACAACATGATCAAGAGATGGCGTTCAAACTCACAGAGTTGGAAGCTGAAACCAATAGAGACATACCGGGCAGCGCAATATGAACGAACAAGAGAAGGCAGAGCATCTTACTAATGAAGTTATTAAAGAGCAAGAAGCCAAAGTTATTTTAAATGGTATTAAAGGTCATTTAATGGCCTACCAAGCGGAATTATTCGTCTCTTTTTCTAAGACCGACCACGGCGAGAAAGAGAAGCGGGAAGAAATTTATAGGCAAATGAAGTCTTTAAATGTTGTGGAGGCTAGACTAATCAAGGCAATTCAAACTGGTAAGCTAGCTAGAAATGAACTAGGCCGAATGCAGAAACTAGCAAACAAGGCCAAAAATATAGTAGGATTATAATATGAGCGAACAGGAAACTCCTAGCTGGAACCCTGATATGTTCTACAGCCAGGCAGAAACGGAGTCGAAAGAACCAACCGAAGAAGCCAACAATCAAGCACCGGAAGAAGTCGATGCTGACGAATCTCAAGAAGAGCAGGTCCTAGAGGAGGAAACTCAAATTGAAGAGGGAGCAGGTGAAACCGAATCTGAAGAATCAGAGCCACAATTATCTGATGATGAGTATTTTGTTGAACTGTCACAAAAGGACGGTGAAGCAAGAGAGGTTAATCTCAAGCAGATAAAAGAGTGGGAAAAGGGCTATTTACGCCAATCTGATTACACAAAGAAGACCCAAAAACTAGCAGAAGAGCGCAAGCTATTCGAGGCAGACCGACAGGGTGAAGTAACCAAGGCCGTTGCAACAAAGTTAGAAGGCGTTGATGACTTAATCACTGAAATGGAAACCTTAATAGCTCAGACTGATGAAGCGATCGATTGGGATGAACTAAGACAATACGATCTACCGGAATATACGAAGCAAAAAGAGCTTAAAGAAGCGCGTATTAATGCGGTGGCCAATGCAAAGCTTAAGCGAGCCGAGCAAACCGAGGTAAAGCTAACGCCTGAAGAGCAGCAAAGGGAGCAGCAGATTTTACAATCTAACAATCCTGAATGGTTCAAAGATGGCAGTCCGACAGAAGCTCATACTAAAGATATGAAGCTTTTAAGCGATTACCTTGTTAAAACTGGCTACACAATAGAAGAGCAGAATCAAGTGGTAACCGCCAAACACTGGCAAACCTTGATAGACGCTGCTAAATGGAATGCGCAAGTTAATAAGGCTGGTGAAGTTAAGAAGGCTGTAAAAAAAGTTCCTATAACTCCGAAGCCGAAAAAGACGCAAGTTAAGCAGAAATTGTCTCGCGCCGATAGGTTTTACACAAGTTAAAATTAAGGTGTAATTATGGCAACTTTAGGTAATACAGTCTTAACCTTGACGGACTGGGCAAAGCGTCTAGATCCAGATGGCAAGACTTCAATGATTGTTGAGATTCTTTCACAGACTAACGAAATCCTCGAAGATATGATGATGAAAGAGGGTAATCTACCGACTGGAGAGCAAGTAACAATCCGAACTGGTCTACCAGATGTTTTTTATCGATTAATAAACGCTGGTGTCCCTAAAAGCAAATCAACCACAGCGCAAATCACTGAGCCGACCTCTATTTTAGAAGCCCGTAGTGAGGTCGATGTGGATGAAGCAAAACTAAACGGCAACACTAACGAGTATCGTTTGAGCGAGTCAGAAGCTTTTCTTGAAGCGATGAATCAGCGCCAAGCGGACACAATGATTTACGGTAGTAATGCCAACCCAGAAGAGTATGTCGGTTTAGCGAACCGATACAATGACCTTTCGGCGCCCAACGGACAGAATATTCTCGATGCTGGCGGGACTGGATCAGATAACTCTTCTATTTGGTTGGTTGGTTGGGGTCAGCGTACAGTGCACGGCATCTTTCCCAAAGGTTCAAATGTTGGTTTAGATCATGAAGATTTAGGAATCCAAGATGCATTCGACTCTAACAATGACCGTTTCCGTGCCTATATGGATCGTTATGTTTGGAAGCATGGGCTAGTGGTCAAGGATTGGCGCTATGCGGTGCGAATTGCAAACATCGATATTAGTGACCTAGTAGGTCTGACGGGTACGCAAGACCCAACAGCATCAACCTCGATTACTAAATTGATGAGTCGTGCAATTGACCGTATGCCATCACTTAATAACATTAGCCCAGCGTTTTACGCGAATCGTACAGTGCTCTCGCACTTACGTGTGCTTGCGCAAGAACGCTCTAATAACGTGTTAAGCATTGAGCCAGGATTTAATCAATTCGGCGAGAATATCTTCACCTTACGATTCTTAGGTATTCCGGTCCGACTGGTTGATCGCTTAACTGAAACTGAAACTCAAGTAGTATAAGGAGACTGAGATGAGCTATTTAGATTCACAAAATCAATTCTCTGACTCTCAGGCTGTAACGGCTGACGCGGTTGGAACTAATGTAATTGACCTATCTCAGGATCGCTCAATTGGTAGCGGTGAAGCAATGGCTGCTGTATTCTATGTAGAAGTAGCAGCAGACCAGGGTACCGGTGATGAAAGCTATACTTTCGAAGTAGAGTACGCTTCTGATGCGGCACAAACTACCGGGCGTCAATTGATGGGGCGGCGAGTATTTGAAGCGGGTACGCCTACAGCACCCGCCCAAGATGCTGACCTCCTTGTCCCTGGGTTTAAAGTTATTATCCCTATCCCGCCCACCGATTTATCGGAAAGCGAGCAGTTTATTGGTATTCGTTATGATGTTGGGGGTACTACTCCAAGTATTACTTGCAGCGCATACTTATTACCGATGAACTTTATTGATCAGGATAATGACTACGCGAACAATTACAGTATCACGTAATTAGGAGATAATGATGGAAGTAACAGCAATCAAACGAGGTTTTGATGGACTCAAGCTTAGAGGGTTATTAGCCCACAATGGTGTCTATGAGGACTTTGACTTTTTAGGCTTCAAAATGTGGTTAGAAGGCGATGAAATCAAAGACAATCTTGGCTCTTGGATGAAGTTGACCAAAGACGGAGAGAAAGAATACTCCAAAATGGCGGCATCATTAAAGCGAGAGAAAACCAAAGCTAAGAAGAAAGCTGACTCTTAACAGTAAACTACCCCTTGGGGCTTCGGCCCCTTTTTTTAAGGTGATTTATGCCGTTTTCTAATTACAGCGAGCTAAAACAAAGCATTATCGATTATTCGCATCGACGAGATATCGACTTAAAGGTTGATGATTTTATTACGTTAGCTGAAAAATCAATGTATAACCCACCTATTCTGGATGGAAGGTCAGTAGAGCCTTTAAGAATCAAGCAGCTTGAGGTTACCGACACTTTAACTGTTTTAACAACTACCCCATTTGTTAGCTTGCCAAGCAACTATGCCGAATTAAGAAATACTCGGTTAGATATTGTCAATGAGACAGATTTCTTAGGGTATCGCGCACCAGAGCAAATGCGTAGATTCGATGATGATGCAGGCAGGCCTTGTTTCTTTACTGTGATTGGAAATCAAATAGAGTTAGATCGCACTCCTGACGAAGCTTTTGATATTGAAATACAATACTACTCAGTTGATGCGGCATTAACATCAAGCAACACAACCAACCTGGTATTAACTAACCACCCTGAGCTTTATCTGTATGGATCGTTGTTTCATTTGTATATTTTTGCTAATGATCCCGAAATGACAGCGCTATATAAGGGTGAGTTTATCGCATCTCTAGAAGGTGCAAATAAAGCTGATAAGCGCGGAAGATATGGCCCATCCCCTGTTATGAAAGTTGCAGGGAGCACGCCTTGACCGCTTTTAGAAAGAATATCCCATTTAATACAACAGGGCCAAGCTATCAAAGCAGGTCACGACCGCTTGCATCTCAAGAAAGTAAAATGTTTTACCCTCAAGCCGGTGAAGAAGGGAAGGATAATTTTGTTTTACACTCGTTCTATGGGCTTAAGCAGGTCGGATTAGGTGCTGGTCCAGATAGAGGGATGCATAATTTTGCAGAAGTCGGTTATAGGATAGCAGGAACCAAATTACAATCATTCGATAAGTTAGGTAATCATACAGATATAGGGGATATCCCTGGCACTCAGCGTATGATTATGGCAGATGACGGCGCAAACCTAATCATAGTCGGTGAAGATGGGCAGTTTATTTATGATGGCTCGACTATTAGCTCAATTACTGATGCAGATATCGTAGGCTCAACGTCTGCAACATTTCTAAACAGCCAGATTATCTATGGAAACACCTCGACTAACTTATATGTTGTGGCAAACCCTAACGACCCAGCCAATGCCAACGGGCTAAACGCAGCCAGGGCAGAATCGGACCCAGATGAACTAGTTAGAACCTACGCTTTTCAACAAAACGTCTACATGTTTGGAACTCGAACAGTAGAGCCTTATTGGAATCCAGGTGTCGGGAATCCCCCGATTGAGAGGTTAGACGGGCAAATCATACAAGTAGGCACATCAGCAATTCACTCACCAGCAAACACCGATGAGGCTTTATACTGGTTAGGAGATGATAATGCGATTTACTTTACTACTGGCGGACAAAGACAACGCATATCTACAGCAGCAATTAGCAACGCTATTGAGGGCTATTCAACTACTGACGATGCCATAGGATACACATTTACCATTCAAGGGATGAATTTTTACGCTTTAAC